AGCTGTCTCGAGGTAGTCGTCAAAGCGGAGACGTGTCTCGTGCTCGGACTTCATGTACCACAAGTATCCGGTAGCACCGTTTTCTGTGGTAACCTCAATCCATCCAATCTGAGCCATGTCAGAACCAGAGACAGCATACTTGTCCTTGAGAATGACGGGCTTGTTCTCGAAGATGAAGTCGTCGGCCTCAAGAGAGTTAAGCATTCCGTTGGTTCCCTTCTTGAACTCAGAACCGTAAATCATCACGGTGCAAGCAGTCGTATCGGGGACGTTTTGGTTAGCCTCATAATACCGCACATCAAAAGTGCCTGTGCCGTAATTAACGGCGGTGACAATACCCTTGTTGCTCAAACCACTACCGGCAGCGTTGTCGGTAATGAATACTGTCTGACCAATGCGGATAGCGATGCCGCCATCACCTCCAGTAGTAACCGTTCCAGTAGGAACGAGAGCGTCGCCGACAGTCCACGTTACTGCGGTGCTAATAGCTCCGGGAGCCTGCGTAGTGGTTACGTTGGTGTACTTAGTGTGGAGACGACCTTGCTCAGCCCACTTGATGAGGTCTGAGTTGGTGGGCATCTCGGCACCAACCATGCGGAGGAAGCCGGAGATAGTCCGGTTGCCGTAACGCTCGAACTCCTTCTCGTAAGTATCAGGGAGATACTGATTGAGGAAGTCGAAGTTGGTGATATAGTTGGATGCAACTGGAACCCGCTCTGCGCTGGGTTGCAAATTGAACCCGGGGGTTGCGTTTACTGAACCTGCCATGTTTTCTTGTTTTTGTTTTAGGTGGTGCGCCGCGTCTTAATCTTCAAGCCTCGACCTGAATCTTGATTGACGGCACGGATTTTTAATCCCCCCTTCGACGTGGTCTGCGGTGTCGTGCGCTCTGACATGTTGATGTTTTTTGTCTTGCGCATAACGTCGTCCACGGCCTCAGCTTTGCCCTGCTCAAAAAAGAACCGGGCAAACTTCTCAGGGTTCATAGCGACAGATAAAGACTTGTGGTATCCCGCAGCGTCCTTCACAAGCCCCTTATCGTCCAGATACTTGTTTAACCAAGCCTCGGGAGTCTGTTGGAGCTTCTTCAACTCTGTGCGGTCACCGGGAGTATAGACGTAGGATTTGTCGTCGAGGTTGAACTCAAAGCCCTTGAACTGTTCACTGAACACCTCGTTGGTCTTATCGTCAAACCACTCCTTCCTGCGCTTCTGCTCCTCTTGGTACGTCTTCGCCTGCTCAACGTATTGCTTATACTCCTGATACTCCTCAGAACCTTCCAGAGAGTCGACACCCCTTGACTCAAGAGGTGCTTTGTACTTCTCTTTCTCTTCCTCGAAGTGTCGCTTCGCTTTAGCAATAGCTTTCTTCTTGGCCAACTTGGCCTTTTTGATGTCGCCCTCGTCATCGAGGTCTTCATCGTATTTGTATTCCTCGAGAAGGATATCGACGTCCTCAGCATCGAGGCCATCTTCCGTCTCAAGTAAATAGTCGCGCAACAACTTGTCCCCGTCCGACTCGTCGAGGTTCCTGTTGAGCTTGACAAAATCTTCCAAGCCACGGCCCGTCTCCTGACGGTACTTGTAATACGCGGCTACATCTTCGGGTAACTCTTGCTCGCGGGCCTCAGCCAGCTCATCTAAAGAGTTAATCTCCCGACCGTAACGCTCGCTCAAAAACGAACGCACCTCGTCCTCAGACAGGCCCGAAGGCTTATCCTCGGTTACTACCCCCTCCTCAACAGCAGTTTCGCCATTGACCTCTGCCTCGTGCTTTTGAAGCAGCTCCTGCTCCACCTCTTGGGTGGACTTAGACTCTACCTCGTTAACTTCCCGGACTTTGATTTCCATTAGTGTAAAATTATATTATTTATCGCGGACTAAACTCAGCCAAGTCGAAGCCATCTAGGCTGTCCTCATTCGACTCGAAATTCATTGGTGGCAAGTTGTTCTTACGCTGGTCGATAAGCTTGCTCTGCTCAGTATTCTGCTGACTAATCCTCTGTGACTTGGCACCCTCACGCTTGTCCTCACGCATCTGCAACTGCTGCTCCTGCATACCGTGGAGCTGCTGGTTGTAGCGGAACTCAAGGTCCATGAGCTGGGCCTTAGCCTGTGCCTCAGCCTGCATCTTCTCAATCTCGAAAGCAATCTCCGCCTGCTTGACCTGCATCTTACTCTGCGTCTCCGCCTGAATCTTTTGCATCGCCATCTGCGCAGACATCTGCTGTGACTGCATATTGTTCTGCGCCTGCATCTGCTGCTGCTGGAGCTGGAACTGCCGCTCCTCGTCCTGCTTAGCGATACGCTTAATCTTGAGCAGTTGGTTGGCGAGCTTGATGTTCTTAATCTCTCGGATGTCGATAGCGTCCTCAAGGTCGATACCGCCCTTGCTTAAAGCCATTTGGATATTGGCCTCGAGCTGCGCACGCTGCTCCTCGTCAGGACTAATCTCAATAAAGATTCCGAAGTCGTAGATATAGAGCTCGTTAATCTCCTTTAGGATACTGACGTTGTATTTACCAATCTGGTTAACAAACTCATCCTTGAAGTCGGCGTATTCTAAGATGTCGCTAACACGGTACGTAAGGGCCTCAGCTAGAGACCGGAACATATAGAGGCTACCGTCAAGAATGTGGCGGGTAGCCGTGTTACTGTTGGCGGCAGCCAGTTTCTGTAAGCCAACAAGGCTGTGTGAGTCAGGCGTACTCCCGTCGCGGGCCTCGTTGAGTCCCGTTACGTCACGAATCATCTGCAAGTAGTGATTCATATTCCCAATGAGCATCTGCGTCTTAGCTGCGCCGCTGTTGCTATTGAGCTCTTGGATAGGAACCTTACCCTGATTGTACTCTCCGTCTTGAGTGTATGACCTTCCGATGACGCTACCCGTTTGGAAGTATAGCCGTAGGGCGTCCTCAGGACTGTATGCGTTGCCCGTACCTAGGTCGACCTCGTTGAGTCCGTCAGCGTCGATATACACGCCGTCAGGAACGGTGCGGGAGATGACCTGCTGGAGCTTGAGGTGCGTAATCTGGATGAGGTCGGCGAAAGGAATCATACGCCGCGTAAGCGACTCGATGACGCCCTTGTACATACGCGGGGCGTGGGCCACATAGTTAGGTAACGCATGCTGAGAAGCAGACTTGGGACGGACCATATTTTCCGCCACCTCCCACTTCAACAGGATGTTGGTGCCCATAACCATAACGCCCTCATACCATACGTCGATGGTCTTCTCAACTTTCTCGAAGTTGCCCTCCTCCATCATCTCGTCCGGCGGATTGAACTGGTCGTCTTTTTCAATCATCCGAGCCCCGTCGCCGTCGAGCTTCTTCTTCTTGTAGACAATCTTCTTAGTCGTCTTATAGTTGAAGTACATCAGCGTAGCCGTGTCCCGATGGAACATATCGTTCTCGTAGAACTGAGCCACGTTGTAGTAGTCGTACCAGCTTTGGCTGTACTTACTAATCTCCTCCAAGTCCTCGTTAGTGAGGGTGGGGTCAATCTTCATAAGCTCCGTGATAGGAAGAGTCTTAATCTCTCCCCAGTAGAAGCAGTCCTTGAAGTATGGGTCCTCGGTATAGCTGTATACTATGTTAGCCGGGTCGACATACGAAATCTGTACACCCGCCCCGGGCAAGAACTCATGCTTAGCTACGCTGAGACCTAAGACCGTAAGGTCGTAGTCCATGCGCTTGCGTAAGTCGCTGTAGTGGTTCTCTTCGAGGATGGTATTGATGGCTTCCTCCTCAGCAATCTCAATGGCAGGCTTGTAGTTGAGCTGCATATATACCTGCAACTCCTCATCGGTGCTAGGTAGGTCGTCGGGGTTCATAGTGAACGGGTCGACGCCAGTCTTCTGCTGGATGATATCGAGCACAGGCTTGGCTACCATCTGCCCCTCAATCATATCCTGATACTTGCTGCGCTTGGCTTGCGACAGGGCGTCTTGAGCGTATGCCTTGACCTTGAAGACGCGCTCAGACAATCCGTTGACTACGATGTCAACGAACTTAGGAAGGATGGGAACTGGCGTCCAGTCCAGATTCAAATACGAAAGGTCGCCGTCGACAGCAAGCTCGTTCTTGTACTTAGCGATACTCTGCTCACCACGGGCGTAGAGGCGCAAGCGGTTGAACTCGCGCCACTGGTTGTAGAACCGGCACTGATTGCCGTCTTTCTTAAACCATTCGTATTGGATGGCTTGACCGACCATAAGGCCAAACTCCTCCGTGGCTTTCTCCGCGTCAGAAACAAACTGACTGGGGAAACCAGCGGTAGAAATATTAATCTTGACATCCTTCATTTACTCCCGAAGTTCGCTTCTTGACCCACGATTGTTATATCTCGGCAAGGTAATGCTTATTGAACTCTTCTTCTGCTCAGGCATATAGAGGTGTTTTTGGTTGGCCATAACCGCCAATCCGCTGCTGATACTCGCGTCAAAAGCAGTACGATTGCTAATATCAAACCGCGCCCAGTCCTCGAGAGTGCGTACGAATGGCATAGCGCCCATCTCGCCCGCGTCGCGGAACGTACCGTCCATATCGATGCCAACGTGCTTCTCGATATAGCTCTCGATAGCGGCGGCGTGGGCCTGCTTGACGTCCTCAGAACTGTTAGGGATACCACCCAGCTCACGCTCCGTCTTAGAGAGCTTGTTATAGTGCTTGTCGGGACGGTTCATACAGAACCCCCGATAGCCCCTGTTCTTAAAGTGGTATAGCAACCTAGGCTTGTTGTTCTCTATCAAGATAGGCATACCGTAAAAGACGCACGCCATCAGCACCTCCTCAAAGAATATCTCCGCCGTCTGCGGGCGGGCGACATACTCAAGGAAGAACTCGTTGGTTGGCGCGTCGTCCATGTGGAACTTGGTCATTCCGTGAAGAGCACCGTTAGAACCACCGCCGCCCACAGTGCCACTAATGTCGTAGGAGTCACATCCAAAAGACCCAATGTGTTCATTGCCAGCATACTTCGTTCCCCGTTTATCTATGACCCTGTTTTGCATACCCTTAGGCGGCGTCCAAGAGATGTTGAACCGCCCTCGCTTATCGGGGCTAAAGATGACCCGAGAGTCTTTGATGCCGTTCTCCCAATGGAAGGAGCCGCGCGTGAGATAGTGTTCCTTAACAAGGCTGTCAGCATAGTCTATCTGCTGATAGATTTTAGTAAGGTTGAATAGGCTCTGCTTGCTCTCGTCACGGAAAGCATGGGACTCAGTACGTGGGAACTGGCGGTAGAATTCGTTGAGCGCATCGGGGTCGCTCTTCATACTCTCGACCTCAGCCTCCCAGTAGTCGATGGCGCCAGACTTAATCTTCATACCGTCGACACCGGTAACAGGCTTCTCTGGGGCGTGGAAAACAGGATGTCCGAACTCATCGATGAAGCCCTCCATATTGTACTCCATAGGGATGAACAGGCGGTACATGCCGCTCTTGGTCTGTCCGTTGGCGTTGCGCGTAGCGATGTCGGAATCTTCGTACAGCTTCTTGAAGTTGGAACCACCCTTAGCCAAGGCGTTGGATGTAGACCCCATCAGGCACTTTCCGATAATCTTACTTCCCAAGCGCAAGCACGTCTTGGTGACGCGCCAGTTGTTGAGGATGTTGTTGGGCTTGACCCACTTCCCGCTCTCGTCGTGGACGAGTAGGATTAGCTTCTCTCCGTCGTAGGAGTTGTCGTCAGTATTCTTCCAGTCGATGGTGGTGTCCAGTCCGAAAATTTCTTCGTCCTCCACATCGTACATATTCTTCTTTGTAATCTTCGAAGCAGGGATACGAAACGCCAGTTCCGTTTTCGGCTTATCCATGCCGTCCTGTATAGGTTTGAAGAAAAACGGAAGTCGGTTTGCAATGGGTACCACCTTATCCGTAAACATCTTCTTCGCATCCGAACCAGTCTTTGAAAGTATTCCTACCCTAGAGTCTTTAGCCAGCGTACCCGTGTTGACACATTCCGACGAACCCATAAACGAAAAGCCGGAACGACGAATCTTGAGGTACGTCATACCGAAGCTCCTAGAGTCAGCCTTGCACGCCTCCCAGAAGATAAAGAATATCCTGTTGGCCTCACGGAAGTCGGGGTACCCAACGTCGATGCTCGTCCACTGCAAATACATATAGTGGGCGCCCGTAACATACGTGGACTTACCGTTGTTGACGAACCAGTGGCCGTACTCGCGGCGGTCGAACTCGCCCTCGATATAGTCCACCCAGTTGGCCTTAAATGTATTCGGCATATCGTTCCACTGGAAGATGCTTTGGATGCGCGAGAGGGCCCGAGGGAGCTCCTGACG